TCAAAAAAGATGGTTAGATGAACCTACAGAGGAGGTAACATTTTAATGCAAAATCAAAATAAAACAGAATTTAGAGAAAGGTTAAACACAGTCTTTGATATATATAATAGGACTCATCCAGACCAAAATTTAATAAGGGTATGGTGGATGAAATTACAGAGCTATGATATGCCAGTTGTAATTAAGGCATTTGATAGTTGGACTACTAGCAGCAACAAAGCACCAACACCTTATGACATCATATTACTTTGTAGGAAAAAAAGTTTAGATGCGATGACAACAAAAAAATTACCATATAAACCTTTAAGTCCAGAAAAAAGAAAAGAAATATCTGAAAAGTTACAAGGACTAATTAAAAAAATGACAGGAGCTGTATGAAATTTACATTAAATAAAAACAATTTAGATGGGTTAGTTGGTAAGTTAAAAGAACTGGATCAAGATAAGCTGTGGTCGGTGATAGTTAAACCATATAAGTCTACAAGATCATTAGATGCTAACGCTTACTATTGGAACTTGGTAGCAGAGTTGGCTGATTACTTTGGATTAAAGTCTAAAGATGAAATGCACGAAGTGCTATTATATAAATTACTATCTGAAGAAAAACAGATAAAGAATTTAAAAGTAATGACTATTGGAAGTACCACTAAATTAAATGCATCTGACTTTAACAAATTTTTAGAAGCTGTTAAAGACTTTGCAAGAGGATATGGTTTTAAACTTGGCGAAGAAGAAATCAAAGACTAAAGACGAAAAAAATTGGCTTAACAAAATAAGCAATTTTGGTTGTGTTATTTGTAGAAAGCATTATGAAATAGATGATGCACCACCTGCTAACTGCCACCATATCCGACAAGGTATGAGTGCGTTAGGACTTAAAAACAATCACTATATGGTGCTGCCACTTTGTTGGGAACATCATCAGGGTCAGGATGGATTTCATCATGCACCAAAGACTTGGCAAGAGAAGTATGGTACAGAAGCAGAGCTTTTAGAATGGGTACTTAATAAATTGGAGAAATAACTATGGTTGAATACGCATTTGTTTTATTAGTAAGCAACACAGCTTTAGATGAAAAGTATATAGGTCATTTTAAATCTTGCGAAGTTGCACAGGTTCATTATTTTCTTTTTGAAAATGAAAATTACAATGGCTTTAGATGTTTAACTAAAGAGTATGCTCCAATACCAGAGGGTACACCAATTAGAAATATAGACATGAGTAATGGGTCTTTTAGATACCAAGTTACTAAACCATATTGTAAATTTAAAAGGAATTGTAATGGGTAAAGGTTCAGGTCGTAGAAAAGAAAATACAAAATTAGTAGAAACTAACTGGGACAAAATTTTTAATAAAAAGAAAAATGAAAAAAATAATTATAATATTGTTTTTGATAACCAAGACCAAAAAGAAAAATGGTTGTGGTTTCTTGAGTGTTTAGAAGAACGATATTCAGATTGGGAAAACATAAACACTGTTGGAGAAAAAATAATTGAACATTTAGAAAAACCATTTTTTAGTATTGGTAAAAATTATTATGATGATGGTGATGATGATGGATACGGAAACTTAATGGAAAAAGACAATGGCAAAGACTAGTCCTACACAAAGAACTTTAGCTAGGTTAAGAAAAGAGAAATACGATCTGGTAGAGGTCACTGAAAAATGGTGTGCTTTTAGCAGAAGAAGGAAAGACCTCTTTGGAATAATAGACATCCTTGCATTACACAAAGGGGACACCATAGCCATTCAGGTAACAAGCTATAGCAACATTGGTGCTAGGGTAAAGAAAATTACAGAAAGTCCTGCCTTGCCCTTCCTACGAGATGCAGGGTGGACTATTTTAGTAGAAGGGTGGAAGAAAGAAAAGAATGGTAGATATACCTCCAAAATTGTTGATCTTTCGTGATAAGTAGAACAAATCAATAAAGTTGTAATTAATCTGCAAATAACTTGCACATTTATCTAAAAAGAGGATAATTAAGGCACAAACAACAAAGGAGATTTACCATGAAATATCACATTTTACAAATTAGCTTAACAGATGCAGAAATAGATTTAATTAACGAAAAAGGTCATGATGCTGTTGCAAGACACGCTAGACATTTAGATCAAGACATTCTAATTCATGACTATGATCATGTTGCTAACTTTGAAGCCGATAGTTTAGCTGAAGTAGTAGCTCTTGGCAACGCTGACCAAGCCACTTGTTACGCACTCATTGATCGTTACAACCATCCTCAAATTGACATTGTTATAGACAATCCAGAGCAAGGTCTTGCTAGTATTAGCAAAGGCGACATCATTATTGCTGCTAAAACTAAACGAGTTTACTATAACACTGGTTATGGCTTTAAAGTTTTAGATGTAAAACCAGAGGAATTAGTAGGATTACTCTTTGACACAAAGGAGGTGGCATAATGAACAACATCCAAAAAATGGAAACAAAGGTTATCCCTACTCTTTTAAAAATCTTGGCTAGAGACCAAGAAGAGTTGCTTGAAACATCAAGTGATCCTGCTTGGCACAGAAAGCACATGAATTATTTACTTAACAATGCTTTTGCTATGCCAGATTTTATGACTAATGTTTTTGAAAAAGATGGCACTTATCCTGAATTTAAAGGGTTATCAATTTCAGAAATTCTTGATACTTTTTTGCGTTATTGGTTTGAGGGTTGTCAGGAAGAGGAAGAGTGTTCTGCTGACCAACTATTTACTCATGGGTATTAGTCATACCCATTGATCTTATTAAAGGAGATAAACATGAAAGTTATTTTTGATATGCCAGTTACAATGAAACCAGAAGTAAAAATTGAATTATTATTTAACGCTTTTAACAAAGGACTTATTACTAAATGGGATGTTTACCCAATTTGTGCAAAAGAAATTGCAGCTAATACTCTTACTCGTACAAATGTAAAAAAATTAGCAAAAAGAATTTGCAACATTAATTCAGGTGTAATTGATATGAGACTAAATGACTTACAAAAAATGGAGGTAGCGTAATGATGGAATTTCTATTTGATGTCTTTGCGGCAATTGGATTGTTTGGATTAGTAGCTTGTATTATAGAGAATTTTGTAGTAAAATCGGAGAGCTAGGACAGGTTCGTCTAGAATTTGTTTCATGCTCCTTTGTAATGCCACTTTAATCGGTGGCATTTTTTTTGTTAAAAACTAATTCTTAAAAATACAGGATCAAGTAAAGTATGCCAAATTACAATGAACAAGAAATGAGAATGTTAGCAAACTTATTAGGTAAACCAGCACTACCACAAGTACCTACGGTTGATGTTTTTGATCCTTCTATGGCAGCAACAATGTATCGCCAAACAGGGCAACTACCCCCTATGGGTAGAGGTAAAACTGCTGAAATAAACAGAAAAGCAGTTTATGACGCTGTACAACTACAAAATCGTAATAGATTGCCTATTCCAGTAAATGAAAACAATATGCCTATGTTTAATACAGATGAAGCATATATGAAACATTTAAATGAATATGACCCAGCTATGTTTAATGAAATGCAAAATACTTATTACAATACAAGAGGAAATATGGGCGAAGGAAAAATAGAACCTATGAAGTATTTTAAAGGTTTGTTTGATTATTTTGGAGGTAATTAATATGTGGTCATGGCACTGGTTCTGTGGTTGTCACTTTGGGGTTGAATGGTATGAGGCAGATAAGTTAGACTCATACTATGAAGATAGTCGCACTAGCAAATTTAATTATTTTATTATAGATGTAGGATTTTTACGAATACAACGATGCGAAAAAATTTAATGACTAACGAGGAGAATAGAAATGAAGAAAGGAAAGAAACCACCGAAGCCAAGATATTGAACAACAAGCTGGAAGAGTTACGCAGATGGTTTGAGTCTACAGGAGACTGTGTATGAACGAAAATCGTGGACTTTATGACAACATTCATGCTAAACAAGCAAGAATTAAAAGACAAAAATTAGCAAAGAAAAAAAATCCAAAAGTTAAAGTAGAAAGAATGGCATCAGTTGGTAGCAAAGGTGCTCCAACATCAGCAGATTTTGCTAAAGCTGCAAAAACTAGAACAAAGGCGATAGGGTAAATTATGAAGGGTGTAAAACACTATACTAAAGATGGTAAGGAGTGGAAAGGCAATATGCACAAAATGCCTAATGGCACTTTGCATACAAACAAGACACATACCAAGACATCACAAAAATTAGTACACTATAAAGAGTTATCTAAAAAAGCAAGAGCATAATGGCTGATAGAGACATATTTAAAAAAATAAACATTTACGATATGTTCCCAAACAGTGGTGAGATAGAATTAGGTGCAAATACACAAAACCCAACAGTAAGTGCTAATTTTACAAACAGAACTAATTTAGATAACAGTTATGTTGATGCTATGGTCGGTGGATCATATCAACCAATGAACGAACAGAATACAATAAACCCAAGAGTTGGTCTTGGAATGGGTAGTGGCAATCTTAATATAAATGCTTTAATGGATGAGTATCAAAAATCTTTAAATGCTAATGTTGGCAACTTTTCTGGTGGCATAACTAAAACAGCCAATGACGAACTTATAAAAAGACTAGGCTACAATAATAATAATATTAATGCTAACATTGTCAAAGACCCATACAACACTACTTACTCTATAGAAGGGTTATTAGGTAATATGTTTGGTGGTGATGTAACAGCAGAAGCTATGAAAGATGATTACAATAAAAGGATAATGTTTAACTATCTTAAAAACTTTTAAGGAGCAATGACCCACAACGGAGTTGCATAATAATGACTAAAGAAGAACAATTAAAGATAGCTCAAGCAAAAGCAAAAGAAGCTAGTGTAGGAAATAATTATTCTAGTAAAAAGAATAGGTTATTAAAAAATACCTTGAACAGGATCGTTACTCAAGACGATGCTAAAAGAGCTAGAACTGTTATGGAAGCATTAGTAGCATCTGCTGAAGATGGAAATATTAAAGCTTGTGAAGTGATCCTAGAGAGACTAGAGGGCAAGGTTCAAAGTCAGACAGACATAACATCCAGTGATGGATCACTACAGTCTAACCTTAAAATAGAATTTGTTGATGCAGCCGACCCAAAAGTTTCCGAGTAAGCTAAAGTTTTTATTTGAACCACACCGATATAAGGTAGCTTATGGAGGGAGAGGGTCAGGCAAGTCTTGGAACTATGCAAGAGCTTTACTTATGATGGGTACAGAAAAACCATTAAGAGTTTTATGTACTAGGGAAGTCCAGAAGTCTATTAAGCAATCAGTGCACACGCTGCTAAAAGATCAGATACAAGCGTTAGGTCTAGGAGAGTTCTACGAGGTCGTAGAGAACTCTATAAGAGGTAAGAATGGCACTGAATTTAACTTTGCAGGATTAGCAACAAACACAGTAGAAAGTATTAAATCCTTTGAGGGAGTTGATATAGTCTGGTGTGAGGAAGCACAGAACATAAGCAAGAGATCATGGGACATATTAATACCTACGATCAGAAAGCCTGATAGTGAGATCTGGGTAACATTTAATCCTTACATGGACACAGATGATACCTATAAGCGTTTTATTATTAATAAGCCTAGTAACGCTAGAATAGAAAAAGTTAATTACATTGACAACCCTTTTTTCCCAGAGGTGTTGGAGATAGAAAGAACACGATGCAGAAATCACAACGCAGAAGATTATGCAAACATCTGGGAGGGTGATACTAAAGCCGCTGCTGATGGTGCTATCTATCACAATGAGATAAGACAGGCACAAGAGTCTGGAAGGATTACTAATGTACATCCAGATGCTTTATTAAAGACTCACATTGTTATGGATTTAGGATGGAACGATTCAATGGCTATTATCTTATGCCAAAGAAATTTGTCCGAGATACGAGTTATAGATTATATAGAAGATGATCACAGGACATTAGATAGTTACTCTGATCAACTAAAACAGTTAGGGCACAACTGGGGGACAATGTATCTACCTCATGATGCTAGGAACAAAGACTTTAAATACGGAACATCAGCCGAAGAAATTATGCAACGACTGAAATGGGACACCGAAATAATACCCAAAGCAAATATAGAGACTGGTATTAAGTTAGCTCGGATGACTTTTGAGAGAGCTTACTTTGACCAAGATAAAGCAAAAAGATTAATTGAGTGTTTAAAGAACTACAGAAGAAGTATCAATCAATCAACACAAGAACCACAAGCTCCACTGCATGATGAATATAGTCATGGTGCTGATGCTTGGAGATACACCTGTGCAGTTGTAGATGCAATGAGTAACGATGATTCTACTTGGGATCAACCACTAGAGATTAACAAATCATGGATAGTATAAATGGCATACGATAAGAAAAAAATGAAAGTAGACGAAAGTGACAATAGAGAATTAGTCAATATTATTGGCGATCATATTGATGACTCGTTAGGCTTTATTGCAACTGATACACAATTACAAAGGGCATCCGCATTAGACTATTATCTTCGTGAACCCTACGGAAACGAAGTAGAGGGTCGTAGTCAAATAGTAACCGCAGAGGTTGCAGAAGCAGTTGATGGAGCATTGCCACAACTTATTAAGGTCTTTACCCAGTCACAAAAGGCAGTTGTATTTGAACCAGTTAACGAGGGTGATGGTGAGTTGGCTGAACAAGCTACAGCATATGTAAACCATATTTTTTATAAAGACAACAATGGATTTGAACTGTTGCATGATATGTTCTGGGATGCACTGTGCCAAAAAGTGGGAGTACTTAAATGCTACTGGGATGACAAGAAAGATGTAACAAAAGAAAAATACGAAAACCTAACAGAAGATGAACTTGCAATGATTATGCAAGACGAGGAAGTAGAAATTGTTGAGCAAGAGGAATTAGAGGAAGTAATAGAACAAGAACCACAACCAGCAGTAGACCCAATGACAGGTCAGCCAATGATGGATGAGATGGGTATGCCAATGATGATGGAAGTACCACCAATCATTAACCTTTACTACAATGTCAAATGTAAAAGAACAATAGACTCATCTAAAGTTAAAATAGAATCAGTTGCTCCAGAAGAATTTTTAATAGACAAAAGTGCTATTAATATTGAGGATGCTGATTTTGTAGCAGAAAGAAGTTTAGTGACTCGTAGTGATCTAGTAGCAATGGGATATGACCCAGATGTTGTTGCAGAATTATCTACTGGAGATTTATTAGACTTTACTCCAGAAAGGGTAGCAAGGTTTGGTGCAGGTGAGCAACCCTTTGATAATAACAACTCTGATAATGAAAGTATGCAGCGTGTTGAGTATTACGAGTGTTATGTTCGTGCAGATTTAGATGGTGATGGCATAGCAGAACGACATAGAGTTTGTTACGCTGACAACAAAGTGCTTATGCACGAAGAGTGTGACTATCAACCATTCCATAGTGTATGCCCGTTTCCAATACCACATAAGTTCTTTGGTGAATCATTAGCTGACAGAACTATGGATTTACAATTAATTAAATCTACTATTACTAGACAGATGCTAGACAATCTTTACTTAACTAACAACTATCGTGTTGGTGCAGTTGAGGGACAGGTTAATCTTGATGACTTACTAACATCTACCGCAGGTGGTGTTATTCGTATTAAGAACCCTAATGCGTTAGTGCCAATGACAGTGCAATCTAGTGCTGGACAATCATTTCCCATGCTTGAGTATTTAGATACTGTACAAGCTAAACGAACTGGTGTAAGTGAAGCATCACAGGGACTTGATCCTAATATTCTCCAGAATGTGACAGCCACAGCAGTCGCAGCAATGAGTTCAGCAGCAGGTGGTAAAATAGAACTGATAGCTCGTATCTTTGCTGACACTGGAGTCTCATCCTTAATGAAAGGTATATTACAGCTTGTATGTAAGTACCAACAAAAAGAAAAAATTATTAAAGTTAACAACAAATTTGTACCCATGAATCCTAGAGAATGGAATACAGAATACAATGTCACAGTCAATGTTGGTCTGGGTAATGGTGCTAAAAGTGAGCAATTATCTGTTATGCAGATGGTGTTAGACAAACAAGAGCAGATGCTTACACAATACGGATTATCTAATCCACTAGTTAGCTTAAAACAATACAGAGACACACTGGCTAAATTTGTAAACATGGCTGGATTTAAAGATGAGTCTGCATTCTTAAAAGATGTAACAAAAGAAGAATCTGACCAACTTGCACAACAACAAGCACAGAACCCACAGACTGATCCTAATACTGAAGCAGCTAAAATACTTGCACAAGTAGAAAAAGAAAAAGCAGAGATGCAAATGCAATCTAAAATGGCACAACTTGAATTAGAAAAACAAGAGCTAGAGCTTAAAGTACAAAAAGAAATGTTAGAGCTGCAACAAAAACAAGTACAGTTTGAAGCAGAGATGGCTATGAAAGAAATGCAACTGATGCAAAAGACTACCAATGACCAAGAAAAATCTGATCTAAATAAAACAACAGAAATATTAAATTCATTAGAAAAAATACAAAACCTAGCAACACCTAAAATTTAATGGACAAAAAAGCTGAAATTAAAAGTGTATTAAATACTCAATCATTTCTTGATGAAATAAAAGATATGACCAAAGAGTGTTATGCAGAAATAAAAAACTCTAATCCAGAAGATGTAGATGTAAGAGAAAGAGCTTACAACAGGATTAAGGCAATAGATAACATGATGACTAGACTTCAATCTATCGTAGACAGCGACAAGATTAAGGATAAATCATGGACAATATTATAGGCATTTAGCCTGTATGGTAATGCCACACCTAGATGGCGATTAAGGAAATACAATGAGTGA